CTTCATTAATGAAGGAGTTTAATTCCCTTGATGCATACACTCCTGGAAAAGGAGTAGTTGGAGCAAGTGACGTCGGAGCAAGTGTCGTTGGCTCAAGAGTCGTCGGTGCTTGAGTCGGAGATAAAGTTGTTGGACTAACGGTTGTTGGACTAATAGTTGTCGGCACTACCGTAGGCGCCAGTGTTGTTGGGCTAGCTGTTGATGCCAGCGTCGTTGGAGCAAGAGTTGTTGGAGCTAGAGTTGTAGGCGCCAGTGTAGTTGGTGCTAGTGTAGTTGGAGCAAGAGTAGTTGGTGCTAGAGTTGTTGGAGCTAGAGTTGGTGCTAAGGTTGTAGGTGCTAAGGTTGTAGGAGCAAGAGTTGGTGCTGGAGTAGTCGGCTGAACTGTTGTAATACTTCCATGTGGAAATTGCCCTTTAGCTATTAAGACAGCCTCAGCTTCCGAAATAACCCTATTAAAAGCTACAAACTCATCATACCAAACATACCTATCTCCAGAAGTACCACCAGTACCACCAAGTCTAAATTGCCTAGTTGAGCCCTTTATATCTTCATTCTGTACTACCGTATGTGATGCTAGTATATTACCATTAGTATCTATTAGATATACATAAAGTGTCTTTTCTGAATAGTCGTAAGCGACTGTAATATGATACCAGGTGTCAGCGGCAACTGATATGCTAGGGATTGTAAAAAGCTCCCCTGCAACGGAGTCATTATACTTCTTCTCGACTGTTATACTATTATCAGCGTTGACAACTACAGCTATGGTCCCAGAGGTTGTTGAACTATGATACTTAGACCAGATATATCTAAACCTATCTACTACACCAAACCTAAACCAGATAGAGAAAGAAAAGTCTGACCCAATGCTAGTTGACTTTAGTGGGAAGTTACTATTTAGGTTCTCGTTATTAATACGTGGTCCATAGGTTACTGAACTAATATATAGTGAACTCTCCCCCTCCTTGAGGATAGACGTATCCCTAACAAGGTTGTTAGACCCAAAAGTTATATAGGTTGTAAAACTATTATAACCTAACGAGTCTATACCAGCATCAACTTCGTCATTGAACTTCCAGACGGCTACACAATTAGGGTCTTGTGTAAAGTCATTAGCCATTACTTAACCTTATCAAGGAGAGTGTCTATCTTCCCTTCAATATTCTCAAGTCTCCGCTCTACCTCTTCCAACTTCGTCGAATGAGCAGGGCATGCCAGATGTGGAACAACTGCTTCTTTATGCCGCTCGAAGTCTTCTTTCGAGACCTTGCCTTTTCCAGCGAAGAGGATCGCTACTACTGAACACAGCAGGCCTAAAAGAATAGTGATAGCGATAGTTTCGGGGGTCAAGCTATCCTCCAGTCATCTAATGGATCTTCATAAGTGAGTTGAGAAAATTCATCTTCTGAACTTGTGAGATCCTGACCTGTCGTTGCGAAGTATCGCTGTCCGAGTTCCATCATCTGGATGACATATGCTAGTGCATCCATCACGTCCCAGAGGGCACTGCGAGGGAACATCCCAAGCTGTCCTTCAAGCCTCTTGATACCTGCACAGGCTTTGTTGTGATAGATGTATCCACCACGGTAGTAGGGGACTAGTTCCTTTACGCGAAGCTCCTTCTTCATCCCTCCACGAGCGTTGAGCCAGACAATCTCATAGAATGTCCCGCGCCTGAACATGAAGTTCTTCATCGGCTGTTTGATGAACTCGTTGAGGGAAGTTTCTTCAACACCTATGACTTTAGCATTAATGCGGTCTGCCATCCCGAAAGTGGCTTCATAGATCTCGTCAGGGTACATCTTCTCAGCTATGATATCCCTCACGAAGATGCGAGAGCGAGACATATCCAAGCCGATGCCGATTATAGCTGATTCTGCAGAGTGGATTTTGACAGTCTTGGCCGGGTCAAGGATGACGAGATTCTCTATGAGTTCATCATGCTGGATGTCTGGCTCCATTTGCTTAAGGTCTATCCCAGGCCTGATGAGCTCTTCTTGCGGGATGTTGTAGTAGCGGAAATAATCACGCTTGAAAGTGGCGTCTTTTGAGGAGATAGGAAGGTTACGATTTTCTTGGAAGAAGGTATCGGTTTCACCAGCCTGGACCGCAGCCTCCCATTTACGAGCTATGATCTCGTCTGAGACGAATTCAGGTGCAGTTGATTTCAGGTTGTCGTCACAAGACTCGAGACGGATGGAGTCCCAGTCTGGACTGGTGAGTAAGTGCTGGAGGAGAGCATCTTCATGCTTGAGTGTGTCGATGTAGATGATCTTCCAGTTCATGTGAATCTGTGGAATGGACTCGAGGACGTCTGCATAGAGCCACGTTTTCAACTGTTTCCTCAATTCAACATTCATCAACTTGTCTTTGTCCTCAAGGTCGTCAATGACTATGAGTCCAGGTCGGTCGTTCTTGAAGAGGACTCCACGAACCTGCTGACCAGCACCGCGAGGGAGGACTAATGTGTCATAGGCAACCCAGGCCTTACGACTGAACTGTTCCTCCATCTCATCCTCACCTACACCACGAGACTTGATGGAGCCGAAGAAGTGACGAATGGCTCTGTTTGACATCAGCTCTCGTTTGAGGTTGTCAGTTTGCATTAGTGCGGCTGTCTCAGACTTGTTGATGTATACTATGAAGCTACAATGGCGGAAGATGATATAACGAGCCATGAGGGCTAAGGCGACTATTGACGTCTTTCCCCACCCACGAGGTGCAGCAATGCAAACTTTGTTTGAGGCGTTATCGACACGCTTGAAGATCTCTCCATGGATGTTCTCAGCAAAGGGCATGTAGAAGCGTTCAGGGAAGAAGGTCTTAGCCATCGCCCTGGTTGAGACGCTACATACGGAGAGGATTTCTTCAGTCGCTGTGTCCATAAGTTTGATTGAATTTCAATTAATCTTGAATATAGCCATAAGGGTTTCTTGTGAGTCTAATCTAGGACACCCCATGACTTTCTTTATGAGTTCACTCTCTATCCTTCCTCGAAAGTCGTCGACTGCCACGATGTCTGCGTGGAAGAGAGCTATGTCCATCTGCTTCGTTCTTGGCAGGATACCATTGACTAGTGCGAGATCATAGTGCTTGGACACAACCAAGTTCTCATTATCCCAGAGTGTCACAGGCCTCCCTGGACAGTTGGCATTAACCATCCTAGCATACTCAAGACTAGTTTCGTATGAGTCAACTTTACATCCCATACTTGTAAACAATAGTGTCGATACGCCAGCTCCGAACTCAAGCACTGTCTTCACATCAAAGTTTTCTATAACCCACCTTAACTCAGCCCAACGCTTTGGGCGAAGATAACGAGGGTCATTAGTTATGCTGAACCACTTTCGGTAAACAGCTTTATCATCCATCCCAGGGCCTCGCTACGAGTAGTTCCTCGAATGAGTACTTCTTTCGCGCATCAAGCCAGTCTTTCTCTTCCTGTCCAAGCTCTATTGCCTTCTTCCAGCTGAGCTCTACATTGATGAAGCGGCCGAATCGGTCTTTGATCATATCTTTGTTCCGCCTCATCATAGGCTCACCACCGAGGACGTAGCAGGAGACTAGGAATCCAAAGGCGTGTGGGTAGTTACCACTTTCATTATAGAGACGATATTTGTTCTGGTTGGTTACTTCCTTGACAATCTCTACTTCATTAGGATTCTTAGGATTGGTGTCTAGTTTGGGGAATGGCCCTATGTGAACAAAGGGGTTGGTAGGAACAGCCCAGTTCTTGAAGCCTAGCATCCAGGGCTTGACTCCTATATGCATATCTCCACCGCCCCAAGAGATGTGGTGCTTACTCAAACTCCCGTAGCCTCCGAGGCCTGTTGTATTGTTAAGAAACCACTCCTTACGACAAATCCAAGGCATACCCTTCCAAGTGATGGTACGTTCCTTGTAGTGTCTAGTGCCCCACGGCCCAAGTTCGGAACGAGACATGTCACGGTCATGCTTGGCACGAGATTCGTGTTGATGAGCCCAGCTGATAGGCGCATGAGCAAAGCCGAGATCTTTATCATCGGAGTGGCGATCCATGAAGTTAGTGAGCTCAAGTATTCCATCCCTACCTACTAGCATATGGGAGTCTAAGCAGAGGATGTAGTCTCCACTAGACTCCCTAGCAGCCAGCTCACGGGCAGAGAAGAGGCACGGGAAAGGTTGGCGGACTATCTTGACAAGTCCATCTCGGCAATACCCAGATGGAATTGCAGCCTTGACGATGTCAAAGATTGACCGATCAGAGTTGTCTGCTATCACTATCTCACCACGCCCTGGGCCTAAAGGACGGAGTTCTTCTATGACTGACCGTACAGTAACGGCCAGCATAGCTATGTCGTTTCTGTTTGAGATAATGATAGAGACTTTGGACATGCTAGACCTTTCGCTTGTACCAGAAGGATGCGTTGAGCATCTTGACAACACCCTGAATCACCAGATCCATGCCCTCTGAGAAGCCGACCTCGTCAACTATGTCCTTCTGCGCAATGAACTCACCCTGCTCAATAGCGCCCCGGATGAGAGCTACTGCAGCAGTGTGTTTCTCCTCGCCACTTGCGACTTCGCCAGATCCTTTGAAGATATTGGCGACACGCTCGACGATATCTATCGCGGTGAAGAAATAGCCAATGAAGGAGCCGACCTTTCCGAGTATGCCAGCAACTGAAGTAATTATACTCATTTGGTTCTCCTTGTTTTAAGTTTAATGATGCCGTCTACATTTATCTGCTGAGAAGGCCTACCCAGATATTGCTCGGGTGGTCTGAGTAGGCCCCTGTTCGCAGCAGGAGATTTGGTGTGCAGGTTATTATAGGTAAAGCAGTGTTTATTTACTCACGCTTCGTTAAGATTGATTGAAAATTAATGCAACTTGGACATATACTCTTTGACTCGGTCGAGGTAGAAGCCACGATCTTTTGGATCACAGAATCGTAGTGTTGCTTCTTCGATAGAGCCAAAGCGTTTCAACAGCAGTGATAAGAATGCAACTCCACAGGCGATATCAATCTTGTCGTCGTCGACCTTGGGCATCTCCTGGAGTAGGTCTTTCATGGCGATAGAAGACATCTGAAAGACGCCTCTACAACCAGTTGGAGATTTCTGTTGCATTCCGAGGCTTGACTCAGTCATGGCGACGGCGACTGCCCAGTTCGGATCTATGCCGAAGAACTTAGCCATTTCTACAACTTTTTCCTTTGTCTCTAATTGCTTAGCTGTCAGCATTAGGGTCCTCGGAAGTGTGTTCAATCTCACGTGGACTTTCAGTAACCAATCCAGCTTCACGCATAGCACTTATGCCACGCGACTTGAATTCACGAATCTCGTCAGCGGTTAGTACTGTCACCGATGCTTGAGACATGATCTTTGTTGGAACTCTGAGACCGCTGAGCTCTTTCAACACCATGTCAGCGGCTTCTTTACGCTCCTTCAGAGTGGCCTCCCCACTTTCGTTATCGAAGATTTCGTTGTAGGTAGCAAGTGCCTTATCTGTCAAGATACGGATTTGCTCAACTCGGACTTTCGTCTCCTCATCACGCTCAGCCTGGAGTTCAGACACCTTATGCGATCCAAGCTGGCTATTCAGCGTGTTGCTGACTGTCTGAGGATGCACATTGAGGATGCGGGCTATCTGGACATTCGATAAGCCGAGAACGTGCAGACGAATCATCTCATGTGAGCGTGCCCAGAGCTTCTGCGGATGGTAAGGTTTAGCAGGAACAGACGGGCGCTCATCTGATTTGACCGGAAAGCCGTAAAGTCCTTGACGGAGTCCTTCTTCTGTCGTTGCCATGATTTCCTCTATACAGTTGCAACAATAACATTTCTATAGGTTAGATGTCAAGACATTATTTCGTACATTTGAGGGCACTAGAATCACCAAGTCCCATCCAAATTCAATCCATCTACACCTTCACCTCCTTCTTGACATACGCCACGGAGTGTGGTATGTTACTTAGAGCGAATGTACAATGATGTACATTTATGAAACTATGACACAAGATGTAGAAGATCTAACCCAACGCACTGTGAAACTGGTTTCCCCCATGGCCGTAAGTTGTTGTGTTTGTTGGAGTTATGGGCAGCTAAATTTTTAGTTGACAAACATGCAAAACTGTGGAATGATGGTTGTGTCAGCGCGGCACGATCCAGGGCGACGGCTCTGGACGTGGGTAAAGGTAGGACATTGATCTTTGACAGCATAACCAGGCCCAAGATGCTCAATCTCGTTTACGTCCAGATTGATAACCTCAACCTACGATAAGGAGAAAAAGCATGGGCACTGTAATAACCAAGGCGAATCTTAACGACTTCGTGATTTCTGGAGAATTCGATATCGCTGCCTCTGTGAGACCTGAGAAGGGCTCGAAGGAGTCCAAACAGGTCACACTTAGGTTCAGGTTCAATAACGAACCTATTGCCAACGTAATCCAGTCCAGTCTGAAGGACAAGAGAATCAATTGGCAAGTTGGGGCGAGGAATAAGTTTAACTCTCTGGTCGACAGGTCAGTGGTAGTGGTCGAGTACAAGGGTGGAAAGGGTCCGGCTGTGGATCCTATGACCCAACTCGTGAATGAGGCCACAGCTGCTGGAAAGTCCATTGAGGAATACCTCAAGGAGAAGGTGGCTGAGTTGAAACGGAGAGCGTCCTAGTCAACCTTGGGTATCTTGGGTCTAGTTGGGTTGTCAAAGTTCGATTTAAAATCAATCAAACTTGGAGATTTCTATGATAGGTTCTCTGACTATTAAGGTCTCTGGGAGTGTAGTAGACTACTCCACAGAAGGAGGTAAGCGTATTCCAGTGGACATAACTATCGAGACCAATGCTTACTGGGTCTATGTCTACAAGGGTAACAAACTCGTATTCAAGCGCGAAGCTAGTAGAGGGCCTTGGCTTGATGCAGATCATAACACACTCGTTAATCTCATAGAGTTTGTAGGTAAGACTATGAAAAACTAACTGCACCACAACTCTGCAATAACTTCTGCATCTCTGGACCACTTAACCACAAGTTAGGTGGTCCTCTTCTTTTAGTCATCTTAGCACACTACTTTGTGAACAGTGACGTTAAGTATACAATCCACTCGTCTACAATGTACATAATATTACATTGACTAGGTGTTTGTAGACGATGTAATATTGTAATCATGTATGGGTGTAATTTTGTATAACGTAGCCATCCCCCTCGGTGGGTAGGAAATTACAATGCTACAACGTTACAATATTACGTGTAGTCTAAGTTACATGTAGTAATATATATATGTCTATTAATAATATATTACTTAATAACATGTAATAGTGTAAATTGTAAATTGTAATAATGTAATTACTACCTCCACGGGGGGGAGGAGACATTATACATTATTACATGGAGACAATGAGACAATCTAACAATTGGAGAGATGAGATGAGAGATAGAGTAGACAGTGATAAATATCAGGAGTCGACCG